AGGTTCGCGGTCGCGGTCGACGTCACCCCCGGGGGGAAACAGATTCCTTGAAGGGGGGTTGTGCGGGTTTTTCCACTACACCGCCGCAGAAGCCGCCCAGGGCGTCGACCGCGACCGCGGACCTGATGGCCTTGGCCTTGATGCGAATCATCTCATGCGACAGGCCGTAGAGTTTCCCGATCTGACGCGAGGACATCGCACCGGGCAGGCCGAGCGCCCAGCGCACGAGCTCGACGTGCCGGCGGAAGCGCATGTCATCCGTCATCGACAGCGCGTCAATGAATCCCTTGAGCATCCGGCCGACGTGGTCACGACTGATGAATGAGTCCTGCTCTGTTCGCTCCTTGCCGTCGAACGTGGCCCACGCCTTGTGGTCGGCCAGCACGGGGAACACCTGGTCAGGCGCCTTGCGCATCTCGCGGTAAGGCAGGACGCCGTTGTCGCGCAGCTTGTCCTGCTGCTTGCGTGGAAGCGCATAGAACCACTTGTCGAAGGAGCGTGCGTCCTTCGGCGGTGCGGTCAGATCGGGCGTGGTGCGTCCCACAGGTCAACATCCTTTCTGGTTATCAGATGGATGCAAGGGGCTCAGATGAGTCTGTAGTTGTTGACGTATGACGCGGACTCAAGGTCCATGGTCAGCAGTCCTTCTCTGACCATCGTGCGGAAAAGGTGCACCGAGGTCTTGGCCCTGAATGATTGGCGTTTCGTTCCCGGTGAGATTGAGAACATGATTTCCTTAATCTCATTCTCCTTGGCGGCCAGAAGGTCGGTCCATCCTTTCTTGGACATCCTTGACGGCTGCTTGGTCAGGAACTTCTGGAGGGTTTTGGACCTTAGTTGCTTTCTCTCCTGGATGCACCTGCGGCCGAAGGCCGAGCGTGCCAGGAGCTTCTCACGGGTGGCCGGGTCTTTCCAGCCGGCTGCGTATTCCCTTAGGGTCTTTATCCTCAGGTCGCGGTGGGCTTTCCTGCGGGCTTCGCGTTTGGCGATCTGTTCCGGGGTGAGTCGTGTTCGGTAGGTGGGCATGGCTGGTTGGTTAAATCTGTCTTTCTGCATCGGGAGAGAGGCAGGCCGCCGTCAAGGCGAGCCAATGCCTCCTCTCCCTCTCTCCTTTTATGTCCTTTGACAGGACTAAAGGAGAGACATAGATTTGTCGTCGGTTTTGTCGTCGGTTTTGTAAGGGTGGGTGGAGGGGGTCTTGGGCGGCTTTTGCATTCGGGCGGCTCAGGAGCCCTTGGGCTGGTCGGGGGCGGTCATGGTATGGACTGACCCCTTCCGATGCCTTGGCGGGCTTCCTGAGGGGCTTTAAAAGCCCTCCAGATTTACTTCTGGGGGCTTGGATTCGCGGACCCAGCGGATGACGCCGCGCTCAGGGGAGTGGCGAATGTAGATTTCACCGACAGGTTCGTTGAACTCGTCGAGCATCCCGGCACGGCTGCGGCGCTTGGTCAGGCCGAACTTGTAGATGGGCTCATCCCCTGGGCAGCGGATGAGGCAAGCGATCTCGCGAGCCCAGTTGGTGACCTCCGAGCTGCCGAACAGGTTGTAGGCAAGGTCGGCCACGGTCTGGCCTTCCTTATCCTTGGCGGACTTCGGCTTTCCGGTGTGGTGCATGAAGACGATGATGACGCCCGTCTCGTTGAGTATGGGCTGGATGATGTGGCGCAGGAAGCGGGCGGCCTCCTTGGCCTCGGAGATGTCGGCCCCGACGTAGGCCATCAGCGGGTCGACGAAGACGATGTCGGCCTGATGCTGGATCACGAGGTCGCGCAGCACCTTGCCGAAGTGTTCGCCGGTGTGCACGGACTCGCGATAGAGGAACAGGTTGTCGCGGAGTATCTGCACTTCTTGGTCGGTCAGTACGAGGCCGGAGATCTGGTCCTGCATGGCCTCCCCGACGTCCCCGGCGTCGTTCTCGGCCTGGATGGCGATGGTGCGGAGCTTGCGGTTGTCCTTGGTGCGGATGCCGAAGAAGTCACGGCCCAAGGTCCAGTTGATTGCGGCCTGCATCATCAGGGCGGACTTGCCCGTGCCGGCTTGGCCTGCCATGACCAGGGAGCCGCCGCGGCACAGCCAGCGGTTGCCGAGGACGTTGTCAGGGTCGGCCTTGCGGTCGAAGCGCTCGAGGTCGGCAAGAGGCATGAGCTGCGGGCCTTCCTTCTGCTTGGTCCTGCCGACGGACTTGATGGTCCCCTCGGCGAAGGCGAGCAGCGCGTCGGGGTCGGAGGCCGGGTCGGAGGCGTGGGCCTTGAGCTTGTCGGCGAAGGCGGCGAGGGTGCGGAGTCCGGCGAGTCGTCGAATCTCCTCGGCCCATGTCGCTGAGTAGGTGCGATGATCTGCGCCGAATGTGATGGCCGAGACTTGCAAGCCCGACACCGGCGAGCGATGGGCGCGCAGCGTCTCGGTGACGGTTATCTCATCGGGCGTCTGGCCTTGCTGGATGAGGGACAGGGCGGCGTTGGCTACGTCCTGGTGCGTAGGGTCGGCGAAGTGGGACGGCAGGAGTCCGTCAGGCCATTGGACGGACTGGGCGATGACTGCGCCGAGGAAGGCGCGTTCCGCGTCGGGCGATGCGGTGATGGGCATGGAACGGGATGGGATGGGGCTGGGCGGCCCTTGGGTCAAGTTGCTTTCAGTCGCTTGCCGTAGACGCGGAGGATGTCCTTCTCGTGGACGTGGAGGTTGGCGTGGAGGCCGGAGACGCCGCGCTTGGTGAGGAACATCTTGGTCGGCAGCTGGTATCGGTGAATGGCGTTCCTGATCGCCTCGGGCGAGATGCCGAATATCCGGGCGAAGTGGACGGGGCGGTGCCAGCCCTTGGGGACGGTCTGGGCGCCGACGTTGGCGTAGGCGTCGGTGACTTCCTGCCAGGTGCGGTACGGCTTCTTCAGGCGGTAGATGAAGGCGCGGGCAAAGCCGTAGTCCTTGTAGGCCCGCCACTCCATGCGATCGACGAGGCCGCGCTCGTGGAGATTCTTGGCGCGGGTGGATGCGTTGGCGGCCCACTTCATGTTGAGGGCCTGCTGGATGTCGCGGACGGTGAACCAGCCCTTTGGCACCGGGGTGTTGGCCGGGATGCTGATGGCCTTGCCCAGGCGGGCGGCGATGTCGGCGGCCTTCATGCTTTCCAGACCTTGAGGTCGGTCTGCCAGATCCAGCGGTTGCCGACGCGGTGGACGAGCCACGCCTTCCAGTTGTCGCCATCGACCCATCCGGCAGCGAAGCCGGAGCCCCAGCGGGAGGTGGCGAGACGGTGGGACGCATAGCCCATCTCGTCCTTGAGGCACAGGCACCCGGCGGAGTAGGCCGCGCCTCCGTCGTGCTTCTGTATGTTGACCTGCTCCAGGCGGTGGATGTGTCCGCAGACGAGGCCGCCGCCGCGGTCGGCGTAGTGCTTGCCCTGCTCGTGGACGGCGTTCACCCCGTGGGCGTAGCCGTGGACGAAAGCCACCGGGCCGAGGCGGTAGACGCCCTTCTCGGCGTGGTAGGGCAGGATGGTCTTGGCGCCTGCGGCCTTGGCCTCGCGGTTGATTGCGTCCTTGAGGTCGGAGCAGTAGTCTCGGATCAGGGCGGAGCCTGACGAGCTGATGGCGTGGTCGAGGCGGTGCTCATGGTTGCCCCAGAGGTAGACGGTCGGCCTGAAGCTCTTGAGCATCTTGATGCCTTCCTCGATGTCGGCCTTCAGGGACTCGGCGGCCTCGGCGTCATTGGCCCCGACTCCACGGCGAAGGGAGCGCAGGTCGAAGCAGTCGCCGAGGTGGATGCGGACGTCCGGCTTGTAGTCGGCGCAGAAGGCCGTCAGGGCGGCGAGGGATTCGGGGTCGGCCTTGTCGCCGTGGTTGTCGCCGGCGGCGACCCAGCGTATCGGTTTGCTCATACGGCTTTGATTTGGGAAAGGCGGACGTGCTTGAGGCGGCGGGCCTCGGTCAGATCGGTGGACAGGCGCTCGCAGATGTTGCGGCCCTGATACTGGAGGCGCAGGAACCAGAAGGCGCCGTTCTTCCACAGGTTGCGGTCGGCTGCGGACTTCTTCTCATAGTCCCAGCGGGTGAACTTCGGGCAGGACGCGAGCCAGCGGGCGCGGTCAGGGGCGATGCCGACGCTGGCGGCCCAGCGCAGCTCGTCG